GCAAATACAACTGGCGTTTTGCCGACCAGCTTCCGGGAACCGTCATCGCAGCATTCCCACCGCTCTTTGTACTCCACGATGTGTTCCTGCAACCCTCTCACGGACCATGCCGCACCAGCAGCTCCGGAACCTGATGCAGGCGATGCAGATCCCTGCATTCTTGTGAGAACGCAATCTGACCCGACCTTCAGCGGGACTATGGTCGACGCTGGATCGTAGGCGGTGACATACACGCCCGTTCCGACCACGCGCGGAGTCGGGTAGTCCAGTGTGAGCCCGCAACCGGACGTTCCAGCACCAGTGACACCGGAGCATGGATCGCAGACAGGCCCACTGCCTGAGGCTTCTTCTGAGCCGTCAAGTGTGCCGAGTTCGATCGTGTACCAGCCGCATCCGAGCAATGCCGTAACGAGTCCCCATTGATTGCTACCGCCTCCGCCCGCAAACCTCCCAATCAACGCCCGGTCATCCGTCGTCTCATTCGCCCGATGATGCCCATAAACAACGAACGGCCCCGACCCTTCCTCAACCTCCCATGATCCAACAGTCGGAAGGTACTGTGCTCCCGGCTCGCTCGGATCGGTGCCGGTCATGATCACCACGCCGAAACGGAACGCCCAGCCAACTCCCGGTTCTGTCGACGACGGGACTGCAATCGGGTACTGAGAATTAAACAGGAACTCGCCATCCGTCGACGTCGGCTTTTCAACGTCAATCGCGGTCACGTTGTTGATGTTTCGCGTGCCCGTGACTCTCATGCAGGCATAAGCCGGTATGATTTCGCTGCCGGTGTTGTAGACGAACACACGGTGTGGAGATGGCTCGTCAATCGGCCTACGTTGCGGGTAGTTCTTCGTCTGCTGCGATGGCAATTGCTTCTGCGACAAATACCATTGGTACATGTCTCGCATTTGCTCAACTGGCAGAACGCCGATTGGCTCCATTATGACGCCACCTTGATCAGTGTCACCTGAATCGGAGTTGATGCCGTGTCTGAATCGAGATACGTCGTTGCGAGTGCTCCAACTCTTGGAAGGTAGGCCACTTCGCCAGGAGGAACGTCAAACCATTTCACAAACGATCCGCCTGAGTCACCTCCGACAGAAATGATTGCCGTGGCGTGTAGGTTCTCGATTCGACAGGCTGCACTGTCGGTGACGTCACCAGCGTCAATGACCTCGTGAGTCGTTCCCACGATCTGCACATTCTCTGTTTTCAGTTCAGACGTGGTTGTTTTCTCCACGACCGTCATCGGTGGGTTATTCACGACAACATTGTTGCGTGAAAACTGGAGTTGCGACGTGAACTTGAATGAATTGGCCATTACAGAAGCCCCAGTGATCCATAAGGGAGTGTGTTGTAAATCTGTGTGTACTTCCAGATCGCCGCGTTCGGGTCAAGTTCCTGCGTTCCGTTCAACTTGAGCAGGACGGGTTTCGTGACCTCCTGCCCGTTCAGGTCTCGAGCCCGCACTGGTACGACTGATGCGTCTGGAGTTGCCGAACCGTTAATCAGCAGCCCTTCATGCCGCCAACGCTTGTACCACGCCTGAGCAGCCGTCGCGCCCATCAGCGGCAAGCGGAACTGGATCCGCGCCGTGACGTCCCATTGTTCCTGTGGCAATCCGTACTTGAATTGATTCTTTGCAGAGTACCCAACAATTCGTGCGGTGCCTGGTGGCCACCCGAGAAACGTATCTGAGTTTGTAGCGTGTCGATATGCCGCCAGTGCGTAGGCGTTGAACGTGAAAAACTTGCGGCGAATCACTGCAACCGGATCAGATATCTCCATCGTCAGACCTTCGACCTGCTCATAGCAAGCCGTGACGATTGCCTCCCCATCGTAATCGCGGTCAATTGGTTCCGTCGATGTTGAGTCTGACCATTCGATGTCGACCGTTGCGTCAAACCGCTTGCCCTCGTATTGCAGTGTGACGATTGACGAAATCGGCCCGACTGGCTGCGTTGATTTCGTTTTCAGGAACGAATCAACTCCAGACGTGTGCCGTGCACCATACGCCGGAAGGAGCGTGGTTTCCTTGATCGTTTCCGCGTTGTCGTCAACAGCGTGCGTTACGAAATACGCTTCTGAATGGCTGTAGATTGTGGGGAATGCGTCGTATTTTTCCGACGTTCCTGTTCCGCCTTCACGGCTCCACATTTTTGTAGCGTCGATGACGGCCATTATGCGATTGCCTCCATCTGCATTGTGTTGGAGGTGTTTTGCTGAATGTCGTCCCAAACCTTCATCTGTTCGCGGTCGATCTGCACGAGGATTTTGGCTTTTGGCGGTGGCGGATCTTTCAACAGCCGAATGATTTCCTGCATTTGATCAGGCAGCCGCATTCCAGGGCCTCGAGTCAACAGCCGCCCCTCAGTGACCGGCGTTCCTTGCATTAGCACAGACGGCCTCATCTTCAGATCGATGTTGCTGGCCGCGTTCTGCACTTCCGTGGACAGCGTTGAACCGACACCAAGCATTCTGTCACGCATCTTGTTTGAGAACTCTTCACCGAGTCGCCCGCCAACAGCCCCGATCTTTTCTGCGAGATCTTTTTCCCGCTGAGTCAACTGACGTTCTGCGATCTCTGGAAGTGCCGTCAGTTGGGACTTGAAGCCATCAAGCAGACTAATGCTTGCCGCTTCTCCTAGCCCCTTCATCAGTCCATCGATTCCGCCCTCACCGCCAGACGCGATGAATGCAAAGATCTGGTAAACCGTTTCGCCGATAATTCGCCCGGCGTTTGTGATGATCGTGATCACGCCGTTGAATGCGTCTTGAATCAGGTTGATGAAGTTTTCACCGAACCAAACGACATAGGCCGGAATTGTTTGCGTGAATGAGCGCATGACAACTTCGGATATCGTAATCATCGCCAGTTCAGCCGCTGCTTTTGCGATCTCCCAAACGCTGCCAAGATTCGTGACGATGACCTCCATGAACGTAAACGCACCGATAATCACATTGGTTGCGGCAACGATCTTCTCTTTCACCCACTCCATCACCGGCCCGATGTTTTCGAGGATCTTTGTTGCGTACTCCACGGCAGGCGCAACCAAATAATCGAGCGACGTCGCCAACTGCTGAAGCCCCGCATTGATCAGAACGCGAATCGGAGCAATGATTTTCCCAATCGACTCCATCAGTGTAGACATCGCAGAGTCTGCCCGACGGCCGGAACCGGCCACTGTCGTCATGTCCGCCGCCTGCTGTGCCAGTCCCTGATTTGCAATCGCCATTACAGCCGCAAGTCGTTCCTGATTCGTCCGCATGTACATGATCTGCGGATTGACGGCATAGAACGCATCAAAGTTGCCTTCGAGGGCTGCTTTCAGGTCACCCATCGATGCGGCTGCATCTTTGCCCATTGCCGCTCCGAGTCCAATAGCAGCCTTCGCGGCATCGTCCATCTTCCCAGTGGCGAATCCCATTCCTGACGCCTGCTGCATCAGCGCAAGGGCTGCATTGTCCGATACGCCGGTCATCTTCTCGATCGACTTGGCGACGTCCTGCATTTCTTTTGATGCTTCGGATGCCCCACGTATTTGCAAAGCCGATGTCAGTTTCTTAACCGCATCCGCCTGCGAGTCATACGCTTGATTAATCTTGTCGAGCGTAGCCTTGCTCATCATTGCCGCTTTGAACGCGACATAGGCTGTTGTGATTCGCTTGAGCAGCTTTTCAACGGACTCCATTGCAGCCGAGGCGTTGTTTTTGCCTCCGATTACAAAATCTATTCCGTTTTTACTCACAGGTTCCGCCTTTTGTCTCGTTCGCTTTCGACTCGATACTCTTCGCTTCTGAGAATGCTTCTCAGTTCAAACCACCACGCCGACTGATCGAGAATTCCACCGAACACCGGAAGGTGATGTTCGCTGGCGGTCACGATCTGAATATCACTATTCAACTCTGGCCCGATAAACTTCATCGGGCATTGATTGACTTCAAACCATCCGTCTTTGCAGTGCTTACAGTCTTTCCCTTCGCCGCCACATTCTGGACACTCAATTTCCGCCGGTTGCTCCGGTGTTACAATGTCGCGACAACGCCCAACGCAGGACTTGCAAAGTTCACCGCATCGCACGAGGGCTGCAACTCGGATTTTTTTTTATCGTCTGGAGTCGCTGACGTGGATGCCGCTAGGAACGTGAGCACCTCAACCAGCTCATCAAGCGTCAGGACGTCGCCAATTGCTTCGCGGCTGAATTCAACCGGGATATTCTCCCAGCCAGTCAGACACATTGACGCCGCGTCGAGCAGTGCGTCCATGCTCGCCGCGATGTCGCCACCGCCTAAACCTTGCAGCAATGCGACCAGTTTTCGCTGCTGGTTCAGTGTCGGCGTTTTCGCGAATATCTTCGGCTGCGGAGTCTTGTCGACGTCGCAGGCCAGAACCATTGTGAGCTTGGATGACGGGTCGAGACTTCGAGGCATATTGATCAATCAAAAGTAATAGTGAGTTCGGTGTCTGCGGAACTGCCCGCAGTCGCCAGCCATGTGAGATCATCGACAAGCATATCGTTGCGATTGCCCTGCTGCTTGTTCTCCAATTGAGCTTCCGGGGCTGCAATCGTGATTGACGTGCCAGATGCTCCAATCTGCAACGAGAATGCTTCAGGAGTGCTGGTGAGCCACTTCGCATCGCGGTCCTGCGTGGCGACCAAAACTGACTCTGGATCGGCCGTAATCACTGGCTGGCGATTTGTGACGATTGCCGAAATGTATCCGCTACGATCAGAGGCGTTAACGCATTCCCGCATGATCACGGAGTTGCCCGCGTCGATCTCAACTGAGCTCGTGCACAATGCGACCGAATTCCACGTCAACGCTCCGGCTGCGACTCGCAAGGGCAAAACGCTCGGATACGTCGGGGCAAGAATCGCAGTATCTGTTTCGTTGCTGGAGTATTTGCCAGTGAACGTGAACTCAATCATTGCCTGCTTGCCGGTCTCTGCAATGATCTTGAACGTTCCCATCGCACCCGACAGCAACTGACGTTTCCCGTCTTTGTAATGGCCGATCGTAATCGTCTTCACGGAACCTGACGCACTCGGTCCAGCTGTTACCGGGGAAAACACGCCAGTGGATTCCACCCAACCGCAGGCCGGAAGCAACACGGATGCCCATGATGGAATATCGGTTCCGTTGTAGCTCATGCCGAAACGAACGGTGCATGTGCCCTGCATTCCTTCCGGGATGCCAGGCAGATAGTTAAACCCGCCCTGACCTTCTCGTCGCGTGACAGCAACACTCGGCTGAATGTCGAAACCCTCCGCGTTGAATGCGGCTTCAGCTCCAGTGAGCGATTCAGCGGTCCCAACCGTGGCCTCAACCTTGGCAGCGAATACGGCTTTGCGTCTGAGCAGTGGCATTGTGTTTTCCTATTTCGACACGAGCCCTTCAGCCCGAAGAATGTTGAGTTTGATTCGTCGTTCCATCTGCTTTCGCAGCTCGTCATTGATTCGCTTGATTTGCGGCTTCGTGAATTTGTTCTTGACGTATGCCCCGAACGCTGAAACGCCTCGAATGTGAATGATTGGCAGACGTTCTTTGCCGACTCTGCGAAACGCATTGCCCTTCCATTTGGTGTTCATCACACCGGGCTTTGGTCCCTGAAATGCTCCGTCGACTCGATTCCGGCCGCCCTGTTTCGAGATCTTGAACGAGACGCCTTTTTTGTCCTGCCTTGCTCCGAAGTGCCTGAGTCCAAGTCGTCTTGTCTTTGCAATGCTGACCGTTGTCTTTGGCTGGTCCGCTGTGGCTTTCGCCCGAATCTGCAGCGGGGCTTCAGACTCTTTTTTCTTGATGGCAATGACGCTCCGAACGTCTCGCCCGATGTCCAGTTTTGTTTTCTTTGCGGTAGCGTTGATGGCTGCCGCCAGTTCTCGCCCGAATTTCTTTTTCGCCTTGCCGACTGACTCACGCAACCGCGTCAACTGCTTCGCGTCGATGTCAATTTCAATCATGCCCGCACCGTGTATTGATCGCCTTCCGTGACTCGATACGTGACCGTCAAAGGAATCGCCATGCCGTCGTATCCACCATCCGAGACAACAGTTTGCTGTGCTCCAAGATCTGCATTGATTGCCAGATCCCCGAACGTGTGCCATGTTGCTGGATCGTTGACGATGGCCTTGTGTATCTCGGCCTCCATCACGTCTTCGTACACCTCGACCGCTGTTGCGTCTTTTTCGCTCGGAGCAATGTGAACACGAATCAAAAACGTCTGCTGCATTCCGACCGCTGGCGGATTACCGGGACAATCGATATCGGGAACTCTGGCCACCTCACCACGAGTCAAAACGATCAACCCGTGTTGTGGTGTGTATGTCGCAATCTTCGTTGGCCTGACGACATTGACGAACGAATATGCACCCGCACTGCCCGACACTAACACCTGAAGCCGTGCAAAGATCTCATCTGAGATCCGCGAGACCACAGGCGTTTGAAGTGTCAGCGGCATATGAGCACCAGCATTCCTTCGTCATGTTCCGACAGCAGCTGCACGGAACGTTTTGTTGCCGTTTCGCCGATCCTGACGGGAAACTTGATCTGATCACCGCCAACGTTTAGCTCTTCGCTGCTGATGCCTGTCGTGGCACTGTTAGCAACTCTGACTTCAAACTCTGGAATGATCTGTTCGTCTGGATTGAAGACAGCAACCTGATTGCGAATCACCACCGCCCAAATCGAGCGAGGCGTTGCGGGCGTACCGAACCGATGCGGGTAGTATGTTACCTGCTCCCGGAAGTGACCTTCCTGAAGAAAGACACCAGCCGCATCGGTTACGATCCGTTCCGCTAAGCTCATCGTGTTCGCTTCGCATTGATCTTGACGTAGTCGACAGTCACCGCGTCGGTGTTGGCTGAAGACGTCTTCTGGATCTGAATGAACGGCTGCAGCCCGGAGGTGTAACCGGCCATCGTGAACGTGGTTGATGCAGCAACTCGCACACCATCAATGTAAAACTTGATGTTGGATTTGTTGCTGAAGTCAATCACGAACCGCTTAAATGTCGTGCTCAGTGCTGTGGCTGATGATACCGGAGCCGTATCCGTCACGTTGTCGTCTGTTTCCACAGTGACGTCAGTCGTGCTGGTTGCTCCTGTCATCTTGAACAACGCCAGTGCCGTCATTGCTGTCGGGTCGTCATTTCGAGCCGATGCCATGCCCCAACTGATTGTGGTTCCGCTCGTGCAGCCAGAAACCTTAACTCGCATTTCGACGTTCAGCAGATCGTCGATATCGAAGCTCAGGGCATCGCCGTGTGCCAGGCAGACGTTTTCAACTTCGGATGTTGAGGCCAGTGTCAGCACCGCGTTTGATGCGTTGCGAACATAGGTCGGAGAACCTGCGGAAGATGTGTCAACAGCGAGCCACGGTGTGGCCGGGTCGGCCGATGTTGGAAACGTTGCTGCCGTTCCAAAGAAGTCGTCGACGTATTCCTGAAAGTCCTGAATTCCTGCCATGTCAATTACCTTTCGAAACGGGTCATCGCATTCCGCTACCGTGGGAGATGCTCAAAAGACTCCCGGCCAACTGACCGGGAGTCGGTTCATCCAATCAGAGCATTACGCCCCGTTGTGCTTGTACAGGCCGCGATAGTCGATGGCAGCAACGCCAAACGTCTGACGGACCTTGTACTTGTAAACGTCCTTGTCAAAGTCCCATTCATTTTCGAGGACTGGGGACTGTTCACCTTCGAGGAAGGTGATTTCGACCGTGTCAACCTGGCTGTTGTTGGCTGCCAAGTACCAGGCTGTGGAGCTGTTCGCATCCAACAGCGGCTCGACAATCACCTTCAGCGGTCGATCGCCGTTCGGCCCGTAGATGTTCTTGGTGTTGCTGTTGCCAGCCGCAGAACCACCCACGGACGGATCTGCAATAGATCCCAGCAACTGCAGTGCGGTCGCACTGATAGCCGCTGGCACAATCAGGAAGGCTGGCTGGATGTTCAGAATCACGTCTGAACGCAGACCCTTCTTGGTCATCATGCTGATGTAGGCTGTGTTCAGAGTTGTAACACTCGGAGCACCTGCACCGCTCGCATAGTTCGCGTGACCACCAGCGGTCGTCTGTGCTGTCGCGTTAAACAGCGTGCCAGTGTCGGCCATTGCTGCGTTCGCAGTCAGAACCCCGTAGACAGCCTGATTCTGCAATCTTCGGCACGCTGCACCCTGCATTGCAGGAATGCGGCTGATGGCGTCAAGGTCGTCATTGACAACGGTTTCCCATGTCACGGTGAACATGTTGCCGTATTTGTTGACCTTGTAGACTTCCTTAGCATCGCTCATCGCGGCTTCTGGATACTCCTTGCCCTCTGGCACCATTTCGGGTGTACCCATTTCACTGAAGCGAATGCGGTTCAGGTTCTTGAAGTCCGCAGTCGTGCCAGCATCGCGAGCCCACATTGCCCAAGTGTACGGGGCTTCCTCGTATCCGGCCAAAAGCGTCTTATATGATGCATCGAGCAGCAAGTTGCTGAAGTTTCCAGTTGTATGGTAGGCATCACGCTGAATTCGGAATCGGTTGGCTGTGCCGGGGTGACCCATTGCAACCAGAGCGATATCTTTTGGAGCCATGCGGCGAACGTCGCAGCCGAGCCGCTCGGCATAGAACTCAGCCATGCGGCTCAGCTTCATATTGCGGAAGTCTTCATGTCCGGCCGCTGGACGCTCGATCGTCTGACGTGAGCCAGAGGCACGAAGCGTTCTCATGATCAGACCATCACGGGCCGCTGCGAACAGCTTGTCGTCGGCGGATTCAGTAATAGCCACACGCTCGGTCGTTTGACCAACAGGTTTGCTTGCCATTCTTTCGAGAACCTTTGCACGGGCTGTGTTTAGGTCAACGCCGTCGTCACAGAGTGAGTCTGCAAAAGATCGCTCGATCTTGTGAGCAGTGCAGAGGCTCTGGATTTCCTTGCGTCGTTTTGCATCAGCTCGCAACGCGCGAGCGATGGCTTCACCGACATCCTTTTTCTTGTCTTCTTCTGTTGGGTCGCCGTCCATATTCTCGACTTTCTTTTCTTCGTCGGGCTTAGGATCGCCCTCCAT